TACCCTTCGTTAAATAGACTCGCTCCAAATTGGAACAAACTGTCCGTCTTCTGTTCTTCTATATGTAAGTATACCATCGCCCATTCTGCGTGTCAACTCTTGCTTGCTAGGCGTAATATCATTTGTTATTAATTTATCTTTTCTTGGCCTACCAATATGGTACGTAGCAAGTATATCACGGATCTCTTTTACTTGCGATTCTGAGTAGTATGACCTTACTTGGAAACCTCTAGCCCCACCCTTTTGAGATCCCGTTGGAAATGGAATGACTCCTCGTTTCATTAGTGATGGCATATATTTTTTATGACGATTAACTAAATCAGCAGTCTCTCTAACAGTGTATGCTCGTTCTCTTTTCTTTTTAAAATCAGAAACTAAACAACTTTCAATCTGATCTTTATTTATATTATAAACAGACATAATACCATTAGACTTGTTTAGGTGGTGAATTCTAACAAGATCTCCATTTAAAAACCAAACTTTTTTATTCCCTGGGATTACAGGGAGGACATTGTAGCCTTCGACCTCAATTGTTCCCTTTTTAGTAGCCATCGGCCCTCCTGAGAATTGCTAGGTGGATGAAAAAATTTTCTTGATCCACAAAGAATGCAATATAGTTCTAAGTTATTTATTTCTGTGTACTGCCTATCTACAAGCATTCTTCCATTGCACTTTACACATTTAATCACGACGTAGGTTTTCCAACCGCTATAATATTAATTCCTATGGGAGTCTCTCCTCCAACATTAAACCTAACGAATCCTTCAACTTTTGATGTTGTTATGCTGTTAATTGTAACTGTTACACCTTTTCCTGAATCTGTGATGTCTTTATTATATGGTGTGGCTGTTACAATTGGAGGATATGCAAACTGTTTTTTAAAGTCGTGAGACCAAGAAAGAGAAGTTCCTGCTGGTTGAAGTGATGCTGGTGATACTGTTGTAAAAGCCGCTTCAATTTGAGCCTCAGAAGTTTTCATTTCTTGTGGACCTTCTGGTCCTTTGGTATATACTCCAACATAACCTTTTCTAGACTCGCTGCCTAACTGACTGTATAAATCATTAATAGATTTAACAATCTCATATATATAGGTTACGTCTAAAGGTTGTCCACGCTCTGGAACGGGTAGTGATGCCATAATCTAATTATACCAGACTCAAGGTTCCCGAATAGACTTCTAAGTGGTTTGTTCTTACATTGTTCTGATCATATACATCTTCAAGTTTTGGACTTGTGGAAGATATCTGAACAACCACTCTCACAGACTGTGTTCCATTTTTTAAAAAAGAATAACTTTTTGAGCCAGTTGAATCTAAGTATGTTGGAGTTGCTCCATCAAAGCCCACAAAGATATCATATGTTATTTGTATTGATGCCTGGCCAGTTGTCCAATTTACCAAGATAGTATTGCCAACCTTATTTATATCCCCTGGTCCAGTAACTATAACATCAGATCCAGCAATAAATATTTTTGAGTAAGCAGACTTTCTATTTTTATCTTCTGATACAATTCTAAATCTAACAACTCTAGAATTTGAAGAAGTTACTTTTCCAAGAAATTCTTTTTTAATAACAACATTTTTAATTCCTTTATCTGCCATGGCTAAACCCCCAAAGAGAATCTAAATTCAATATAGTTTGTTGTGTTTGGTGCTTTCACAATTGGCCTTGATCCATCGTTTCTAATTACAGAATAGCCAGTAAGTCCATACAAAGAGTTTGTAGAAGTAATGTTTTCTAGTCTTAATCCATCCAAACAAACATAGAATAAGTCTGATGGCACTCCTGCTTCAGTTACACAAGAATATATTTTTGCCACAGTAACTTCTCTCCAGTCAAAGTTGTCCGTCTTGTTTAAATCTTTTAGTGCCTTGGTTACAACTAAATATCTATTTGTTGAAAGATTTCTGTTGTCTGGTGAAGTTCCAGCAGTGTAGCCAAGGTCATCTATGTCTACCTCAAACCTGGCATACTCTTGAGGAATATCTGATCCTGTGTAAGAAAATTCTAAAATAATCTTAACATTATCTGGAACTGTATTTGGGCTAGGATTTTTGCTTACAACAGAAAATGCTAACCTCAGTTCATCAAGTGGACTATTTTTTGTAAAATCTACACTTGTTTCGTTAAGCCTAATATATTTTGATCCAGGGGCTATGTCTAATTTCCCTGAAACATTTCTTGTTAGTGTAGAATCGTTTCCAACCATGGCAATTATATTATTTAAAAACCTACACCTTTCATTTCTTGCTACTCTGTTTGAATCTGTAAAAATTCTATTGTCTGCATTAGTTGAAAAAACATTTGAAGTCTGGTTTATAATTCCATTGTCAGAGTCTCCATCTAATGGCTCAGGCACAGGGGGTATCGCAATAGCAGGAGAATTAAAAGGCTGATATAGCCAGTTGTCCGTATCTGCAAAAGAAAATATATTTCTACTATCAAAAGATCCAGCAACTGGGTTTGATGCAGCAGAAAAAATTCCAATTTCTGTTATCTCATATCTTTCTTCTGTTGGTAGTTCTGCTGTTAGGACTACCTTATCAATACCGTTTTCATTTACAAAACCTCTGGAGATAATAGGAACACGGAACATCTCAAAATCTAAAGAGTTCTTTAGGCTATAGTCTCCAAAGTTGCCGTCAGAAGCCAGCGGTGGTGCCCCACAGCCCACAGCAATGTGTGAGGCATATGATTGGGTCTGGCCAACAAGATACTTGGCTAAAAGATTTTTACCTATATTAGTTATCATTAATTTCCTCCACCATATATTGTATCACTAAAAACATCTCCACTATTCAATACCTGGACCTCTAACTGCTCATCCTTGCTAGTATTAATTAGATTAATAACCAGGTCTCCTGTTATTGGATCAATATATACAGGTTTACAGTTTGGAGTTTTTGTCCACTTAGTTTTATCTGTTTCATTTAAATTGGTGAGGGGTGGGCTTATGTCATACCCAGTTCCGCACTCAGGAAGTCTATCAAAAATAGAAAATGACAAAGATTTAAAATAAGAGTCAGATAATTGAAGCCTTAAAATATTGTTTGGGTTATATTGTAAATATAGGTCTTTCAAGTTTTTAATTGGAGAATAATTAACATTTTGTCCATTTACTAAATCGTGTCTTGATATTGTTGCCAACTCATAACCACCAATATCTTCAAATATTAAATCTGTCATTGTTTCATATTGTAGAAGTTCATCTCCAAAAATAATCAAATCTGGGGTTGCAATTTTTACTGAAGTGGTGTCTGTTTTTACTGAGGCGTTTGGTAGGGCTGCTGCTGAGTCGGTAGAAGCACCTGTACTAATTTTGTCTGTCATTATACTACCTCACTTAAAAATAGCGTCATATCTGGTCCGTTAGAACTTCTTGAAAAATCAATGTTGTACACTACGAATCTGTTTTGTGGATTTGATGCCATGCTTATATCATTTTCTACATAGTCTAAAGTAACTATGTCTCCTAGTTGAATTGTTGGAATTGAAAATATTTTAACTCCTAAAGACTTTCTAGGTTTTGATGTTTTTTCAACTATCCACTTCATAAGCCCTGTTGCTTCATCTTGTGATTGAATATACTGAGTGTCTAAAGAAAAATCTTTTTTGCCATAGGTCATTCTACTAAATTTAATATCTTGATAGTCTTGTTTAAATTTAAAAGGATTAGAAATTAATTTATCTGATACAAACTGTGGATTTGATTCAAGACTATTTTTATTAAAATAATCATCAACTGTTAGTTTGTTGCTAGACTGTTGTGTAAAAGTAATACCCTGAATTCTTAAATAGTTTCCACTGGTTTCGTCTAGGTTAAGTTGTGTGTCTGTTGCATTAAATATTAAAAACTCTGCACCGTAAGATCCTGCTTTAAATCCAGACACAACATACCCTCTTACATCGTTAAACGTTGGAGAAATTTTTGCAGTTAAGGCTGGGTATGCTTTATCATATTTAAAATTAAATGATGCTGCTTCTCTCATTATGCTTCCAAACTCTTCAAAGTATATGTTATATTTTGGAGGCTCTGAAGAACCTATTCCAGAAAGATACGTGCTTTGAATTAACCCGCTCATCGAATACTTTCTAAACGATTCATTTGCACTTATTTCGCTGTCTCCAAAAACTGAATTTGCTGGAGCACCTGTAGAAAATGTTGTGTTTTGAGAATAGTTACCAGATAGTGCATAAACATTCTCAAACATTGCCCTGGCTGATCCTCTTGTAAATAATGCAACGTTAGAATATTCTGGAAGTGGATCTGTATCATCAACGGTCTTTATCATTTTTCCATTAAGGTATAAATAAAACCTACGAACTTTTCCTATATCCTGGTACTCAACTGCTAAATCGTAGACTGTTGGATTTTCTTCTGCAAACATTCTAGACTGTCCAGTGAATCTTCCATCATCTACAAGAATATTGGCAAGTCCATCATACAAAATAATTGGCACAGCCTTGCCACCATCTGACTTTATTTTGTAAAAAAATACATTGCTAACTGAGAGTAAATCTTCTGACGATAACTTCTCTAAGCCAAGTGCTGCTATCTCAAAATAGTATCCTACATTTGTAGATGTGTTTAACATTACTGCTAATCCAGCAGAACCACCAGATATACTTATGTCCTTGTCTGGTGTAGAACCATTCACAACAAAATAGGTACTAGATCCGTTTGCAGTTTGTCCTGAGTCTTTTCCACCTTCTATTTTCCCAACAATTCTTAGTCGTGTTCCAAAGTGTTTATATTTCTTTTCTGGAAAAGACTTAGAAACATAAGATATAAAATTTCTTGGTTTTTCTTTTGTTGTAAAATTAGGACCTGTTAAAGAAAGGGCAGAGGATTGGATTGATCCTGGGTGTGGCTGTGTTCCTGTTGTAATTTCTCCACTCATAACTGTTGACATAAAGTTTTTAATTAAGCCTGTTCTAGAAGAGGTTCTTGCTAAGGCATCAGAGGATATGTTCGTGTCTGTTACTTTACCTGCAGATCCTAGAGTTGTTGCTGGGACAGGAGTCTTTTTTGCAAATAGGTATTCTGATGACATATAGCATCCACCAACGTTATCATCAGATTTCCAATAATCAGATACGCCAGCAGAGTGTGCTACTACCGTAGTTCCAAACTGTCCTCGACCATGTTTTACTACTGGTCCGTTCTGCAAACGAATAACTCCAGCAGGCTGCTCAAAATATTTTGGCTCTGAATAAATCCTTACGAGTCCCGTCGGATATATTTTTCCATTAAATGGCAACTTAGAAAAATAGTCTTGATAGTCTTCTATAGATGTTATCCAAACATTTCCATAACCACTGACATTAAATTGAACTGCGTCATACTTTATAATTTCTCCACTAGAATAAAAGTATCCATTATATCTTGTGACCCAGTATACAGACTCTCCTAGGCTGAATGTGTTATTTATTACTATACCATTTTTTACTTCTGGCACATCCGCTGTTAAGTTAGAGTTTAATGGTATTGCACTGAGCACATAAGCAGACTGATCATTTACCTCATTATTAATCGACCTTGTATTTTGTGTTCCAGCAACCTCCCAAAGTAGTGCTGGTTTATAAATATATAATCTTTCATCATCTAAAAGACTGGCCTGTCTAATAGAACCAATAGATCTTTGTATGTGTCTTGTTGTGTAGTTAATTACTCCACCATTATATACACTGTTTGACTGAGCAGACACCTCAATAACGTTTGCTATTTTACTGTTATTAGTAGATTTATTTTTAATCTCTTTGTCTGCGACCAAATCTTTTGTGCCTTTAAGTTCAAATGTTGTTGCTCTTTGTTCCTTTGTTGGCATAAAATAATCTTTACTCATCATTACAAAATTATTGTATTCATCAAAGAACATCGCAGTTTGTGTGGATATGGCCAGGTCTTGAAGAACTTCTGCTACGCTTTTATCTGGAGCAACAAAGAAATACGGTATAACTATTTCTTTTTCTTCATTAACTCTTTTAAATGTGTAGTTAGAAAAACCAATACTGTCTAGCAAAAGACATACAGCAGAACTAACAGATACTTGTGTCATTAGCATTTCTGGAGCAGTTGTCGACTCCAGGTACCAATACATGTCTCTTAGTGTAAGAGAAACAGTCTTGCCCATAAAATCTTGCTTAGGAAAGGCATCAGAATACAATGTTTTTATTGGAACAAAATAATCCCAACCATCAACATCAACGATGACTTCATAAAATTTAAATTGAACATGTCTGTTTATATATTTTGATATGATGCTTCCTTTGCCAGTCTCAAAAGAAAAAGGATTATTTTCATTAAATGCTTGATCATAATCAAATATATTTATGCTTCCATTAGAAGCAATTAGTTGTCCTACTGGCAAACCACTTATACCAAGATCTGAGGCACTCTTATTAACTGAGTAGTCTAGTGTCTTGTCAGAAACATCCATAACAAGTCTTGGAGAAATTTCTATTAGGTCAAAGGTAGAGTCTTTTACATTCATGGCACTTACAACAATCCTTACACCAGAGATGAACTCAAACTCTCTATACTGCTCTTTGCCATCTACTGATCTTGTAAATACGCTTGGAGATGTTGCATCTGTTACAAAGTTTGTTAGTCTGTCTACCGTTTCATCTTGCACATACCAGCCATATTTTGGTGTTACAATTTCATACTCTGTGCCGTTCCAAATATAGTAACTACCCATATCTTTTTCATTTGTTTTAATAAGATAAGCATATCCGACTACAGACTGTTCTGGTAGCAAACTAGCGCTAGTGTAAGTTTCTGCAATAACAAACTTAGATCTCCACTCACTTGGAACTATAAGTCCGTAAGCAATTTCAACATAGCCATCGCTTTTAATAATTGGTGAGCCATCCAGTCTTGTAATTGATGGATTAAAAGATATTACGTCTTGCCAGTTTCCATCCTTTAAGAATTGAATTTTCCAGTTGCTTGGAACCTTTTTGTTTAAATCTCCAAAAAATGCATCTGGTTTTGATCCTGTTGAAGAAGAAAATGGTCCTAGGTTTTCTGTTCCTGTATGAGTTTGCATTTTAATGACAAGTCTATTTGTCGGAATTTTTTCTTTATAAACAACAAATGGGCAAGCATCTTCAATAGAGTTTTGAACTCCCCTTATCTTTGATGCAATTCCATATTCTTGTCCTGACTCTGTTCTGTATGATGTCCAGTACTTAAACTTATCGTTTTTGTCAGGCATATAGTATCTTGGTCTATCAGCCATAAATAGATTAGGATGATGCAATTTACCATTCTCAAAAAATACTGCCTTGTTAATTCCTGATCTTGGTCTAAATTGTTCAAAGCATGCCTCTAAAGAATATAAAGTGTTTAATTTTTCTTTCTTTGTTAAAAATGTTGTTGGTATATTATCATTACTAAACGTTCCATCTACAAGAACATCTGCATCTGTAGCACCAGTATAAAAGTTTCCAGGGTCATTAATATCAAAACTTGTTGGAAGTGATGAGTAGATTGATGAAGCATCTGTTGGTCTGTATCTATAGTTTCCTATATGCTTTATGTTTGTGGGACTATTCATGTTCCACTCTGCTGTAATTATTGACTTGTTTCGTACCGTCGATGAGGTCTCTAAAAATGTTTGTAATTCTTTATTTTCAAACACTATACTTCTTCCAAACTTATTGAGACGTTCCAGTAGTCAAACTTAGTTCCTCTTTTTTCAACAGAGTATGAAAAATCACTAATAAACATTTCTACTAGTTGGTTATATTGTGCTAAGTGGTCATAAGGATCTGCTGTTAATTTAAAAGCATCCTTATTGTCATATGTTAAAAAGACCCAGAAAGATCCTTTGTGAGAGTTGTACCACTCAAGCATGTCTGCTCCACCAGCACCGCCATCGGTAGTATATGACTTATTAGGAGACAAACCATTTGTTATATTAAATTCAGGAGTATCGTCATGAGATCTAGATGGAATAAAGTTCCAGTTTGTACTTAAACTAATTTTGTCCGCAATATGGTATGACCTCATACGTCCATTGATCATTCTCTCTCGTCTTTCAATTCTTTCTTCTGAAAAATTAAGTGGCCCTCTGTTGTCATCAGTAATTAATAAAAACTGGTTTAAAAGTTTTGGGTCTACGCCTTCTACGGCTGCGCCGACTTCGTATCCTTGAGGAATATATAAACCGTTTAGCAGGGTACCAGAGTTTTCAGACCACAGCATTCCGCTAGGTCTGTGATACTTTTTTCGTCCTTGGATATAGGCTACTTTAGGATCTAGTCCATTATCTGCCATTTAGTGACACCCCCTTAATTCTTCTATCATCAACCTGTCTAATTGTTGACATGACTGCTTGTGCAATTTCATTTGGATTAGCATCTGTTTTTGCATTAACTGTTAATGTATATGTATTATTATACACTGCTCCGCCTGCTGATTTTCCATTATTCATTGCCGTCATAGTATTTATACCATGAGTGTCAACTGCATACTTGCTCATTACAAATTCTCCTGGTGTTAACATTCCTGGAACTGTGTCAGTGCCTCTTGCAAGATTTCCAGCAGCAAACTTACGTGCCCCAACACCACGAGCAGTCCTTCCTGGAGCAACTATTCCACCCTTTGCCCAATATCCATATCCTTTAAGGGTTGCATCTGCTGCTGCGCCTAGAGTTCTTATCCATGGATAAAGTGCCAGTCCTTGTTCTTTTGATCCCTTATGAGATGCATTGTCTGGATCATACATTCCTGCTTTGGCTAATGCCTCTGCTGCTGCCTTATCTGCTGCTGCTTTTTCAGCAATTGCCTTTGCTTGTGCGTCTGCTTCATCAGAATTTGTTTCTGGACCCATAGCAAGCAGGGCTCTTTCTTCTGGGGTAAGTTTTTGTCCAGAAGTTAGTTTTCTTAATGCTACTGCTGTTGCTGCTGCTTTTTGTTGAGCAGTTTGAGTTGTTGCTGCAGCGGCTGCTTGTGCTGCATCTGATGCAGCGCTATCAAATACTGTAGTTACAGTTCTAATTTCTTTAACTAGGTGCTCTGTTGATACACTCTTAGGAATTTCATTAATCTTTTTTAAGATCTCACCCCATGAAGTATTTGCTGCGTCAACGGCAATTCGTGCTGCCTCAGTTGCCTTTGCATACTCAATTGCTAATTCTTCAATTGACATAACCTTGTCAACTGTTTCTGCCCACTTTTCAAGAGTCATACCAGTAGTATCATCAACTGCTACTGCTTCTTCTGCAATTGCTGTCAAATATCCTTCCTGGGCTTCTAGCAAAGCATCATCTTTTTCTAATGCGTCCAGAATGCCCTGATGCGATGCCACTGCAGCATCAAGTGGTACCAAAGAAGCCTTTAATGCTTCAACTGCTGCTTTCTGAGACGCTACTGCTGCTGCAACGACCGCTGCTCTTCCTTCTTCAAGTCCATTAATTTCTTCTTCTTTTAGAATAATGTCTTCTTGTATTGGGATAATACTTTCTCTTAGTGCTAAGATTTCTTTTTCTATTTCTAATCTCTTGGGATCTGTTTCTAGTTTGTATATTTCCTGAGATATATCAAATTGTCTTTGTGAAATCTCTTTTCTTGTCTTTCCGCTTTCTGGACCCTTTTGAGAATCAAGTTCGTTTGTTCTAGAATTTTCAAGACCCTGCATCATGGCATCGCCTTGGGCTGCAGCAGAACTTGCTCTCATTGCCTGGGCAGCCCTTGCTGCTGCTGCTATGTCTCCAGATGTAAGAGCATCTGCTAGGTCTAGTTGCTGGCCTTGAGATTCAACTATTTGCTGATTTAACTCATTTACCTTTTGCAATGCCTCAACTTGTTTGTCATATTTTTCATTAATGTCTTCTGCAGCCCTGTCCATTATTGCAAGGTCGTTGCTATACACTTGATTTTCTTTATTAAGGACTTCTATTTTGTCTGTATACTGTTTCTTTATCTCATCTTCTTTACCCTTTATGGTTTTTTCTATTGCCTTAATCTGATTTTGATAACCCTTAATTACATTTTGAACTGCCTTAATTGCGTTATCAACACCCTCATTTGCTCTTGCCTCTGCATCTTGCAAAGCATTTTCGGCATTTGAAATTTGGCTTTCTACTGCTGCACGAGCATTCTGAGCAGATTGAAGGTTTGCAGATGAAAGACTTATTGATTTAGCCTTTGTTGCTCTCTCTGCCTGAATGCTTTTTATAGTTTGGTTAGCGCCAACAGTTGGTATTACAGTTTTTGTATCTGCATATCTTTTGTCTACAGTTGCTTTTGCAATGGCTCCGACTTGCTGAGCCGCTTTGCCTGTGCCTACATATTCTGAAGTTGCGCTGCCTAATTTTTCTAAACTTAAATTATTATATATAGTTCTCTTTGAGTCCATAATTTTCTGTGCTGACTCATAGCCCTGTTGAATCTGACTTGCAACCTTGCTTGTTGCAAACTCAATTGCAACCTTAATATTTGAGTTTGCCTGTATAGCCTTAAGACCAGCAACAATTTCTTCTAATGCTTTTGCTGCACCAGCAGCCCCTGACTCATACTCATCCATTGCTGCGATTGCTTCTGATAGTTGATCTGGGTCACCAATAATAGATCTTAGAGAATCATTTGATACACCCTGACTCTTTAAGAATTTTGCAACATCTGGAATTTTTTCTCTATCTTTTTGTTCCTGAATTGCTGCTGTACCTCTAGAAATCATGCTATTAATTTTTTGTCTATTAGTTAACTGCTTAGTTAGTTGAGCATTAATATCTAATTCGTTTTGAGTTATTTTGCCAGCCTCAATTGCTGAAGTAGTATACTCGTCTTGTAAAATATTTTCTATAGAGGCAGCGTCATATCCAGCAGCAACTAGTTTACGTCTTACAACATCTTGCTTCTTTAATATATCTAGGGATTTCTGTGCACCGACATTGAACTCTCCAACTACTGCTGCATCAAAGCCCTTATTATAGGTTTTTCCAAGAGTAGATAAAACAACATCTCCTGTTTTTGTTTCTTCTGGCAAGAACTTGCCTTTATTATATGGGTCTGCAATCTTGCCCTTATTCTTACCCTTTTTAATTTTAGACCCTGCTGTAGTAAAGTATTTCTTTTGCTCTTCTGGGTCTTGTCCCATTACAAAGTCAATAAACTCAGCATTAAGTTTTTTGGCATTCATCTGTTGCTCTACTCCTCTAAACCTATCCTGAACAGATTTAGAGTTTCCTGCCTTAAGAGCCTTGTTTAATTCTGCAATACCTCCTGCTGCATTGATTGCTGCATTTCTAACATTCTTTAGTCTTGATAAAAGGAAAGCGTATGGATCTTCTTTTTTACCACCAGGCTTGTCGCCACCATCGTATGCTCCACCATCTTTTGATAACTGATTTTGCTTAACTGATTGCATTGCTCGAGTTGCTGCGATCTGATCAATAGCAGCCTGCTGCCCTGCAGGAGATGCCCAATAGTCTGCAACAGTTCCTGCTCCACCTGCTGCTGCAATCTTTTCTTTAGTAAACGCATCTATATCGCCTTGTCCTATTGTTTTCTTAACTGTAATGTATTCCTGAATAACTGTTTTCTTTATTTCATCTGGAAGATTTCCCCATTGATCCCATACAGCAAGAAGACCATCCAGATTTTCTACTGTACCATCTCCGTCAGTATCTAATTTAGATATTACCTCTTTTGTAACTGGTGTTGGCATATTCTCAACTACTTCAAGTTCTCCTTGAAGTTTTTTAAGTTTATCCATAGCATCTTCTTGTTCAAAGAATGCCTCAAGATTAATTTCTTTACCATCCATTTTTTCCATAAGGGTGATTGTTGAAACTAGTTTGTCTGCTTCTTCTGGATCTCCATTTGCAATCTTAGCCATAATTGTTTTTACAACTGCTTTAGATTTTCCTCCCTTAAATCCACCAAGGGAGTTAATCAACTGAGTAACTTTACCTGGGTCTTGCATTTTTGTAGTTACGTCAAGGAACTTCTCAAGTCCTGCTTCATCATCACCAAACATTTCTAACAATGATGTTGCTGTTGCGGTAGGCATTGATCCAGATGCAACGATAGTATTTATTTTAACTTCTAGTTCTTTGCTATCTAGATCTGCAGATGTTTTTAAGAATGTGTCCGAAAAGGCCCCTTGACCCGTTGCTTCAGACTTTAGTTTTACCTGTTCCTTTAGTGACTCAAAGAATGCATCCTCTACATCGCTTTTGCCTTGAGCAATCTTAAAGGCAGCCAACTGATCTTTCATTATATCTTCGTTGGTTGCTCTTAACTCTGCTAGTCCTGCTGCTCTCTTATCAGATAGGGCTAATATTTCTGCATCTATTGCTTTTAGTTTTGCTGCGTCTGTAGTTGCTGCTTTTCTTGTTTCAAGTATCTTTAGGTCTTTGTCGTATTGAGCATTAAGAGAGTCTTGTTGCGCTTTGCTAAATTCTAAATTTTGTACACCCATTGCTGCTGTAGATGCTGCCAAGGCTTTTGCATTATCATTTAAAGTCCAATCTGTCCACTCGTCAGTTGGATTTGCCATTTCTTTTTCAAGCAATCCTGTAGCCTGTGTAGTAAGACCTCTTTGCTCTTGTACCAAGTTCATCCTTACCTTAAGTGGATCTTTAAGTAAGTCTTCCCCGCCTGGACCAATAAGATCTAGAAGTTGTCCACTAATTTGAGATGTAAGGCTTGTATTGTTTAGGTTAATTCCAATTTGACTTGCTACACTATGTGCTTGCTCTGCACTCATGATTCCGTCTGAAACATATCCAGCAAGTTGGATAGCCATCTGTTTTGCTGCTGTATCTGATCCAGATGCCAGGCTCTTAGTAAATCCAGCCATTACATCTTTACCTACTTCATTTTCTAAGAACGTAGCACCAAACTGCTCTTTGCCTCTGTCAAATCCAGTTGTATATCTGTCAGATGCATTTGCCTGTCTTTTTCTATCATAAATTTCACTTGCTCCAACCTTTCCAGTAAGAGCACCAATACCCTTCATTTTTTCTGCTGTTGCAAATGTTTGATCAACCATTTTAGATTGGGCTTGGGCTGCTTTCTTTGATGCTTGATCTAATAAGAATAATCCTCCACCTACCGCTGTTATTGCAGTTAAGGCTATACCAAGTGGACCCATTTGAGCAAACATAGGAGCCATACCTGCAATCGCAGATGCTCCCATTGCTGCCATACCAGCCTTTTCTTGGCCAGCCATCATCAAGCCCATACCCGCAGTACCAAGAGCCATAGATGCTCCGCCAGACATTCTTCCTACTTTTTCTGCACGAGCAATTCTATTTTGCTTAGACTGCTCTCTTTGTGTTTGTTTCTGAGCCTTTATAGTTCTTTGCTGATCTTCTTTTACTGCAGCATCATAAGTTCTTGCTTGGGCGGCATTAAGTTGTGCTCTACGTTCACTTTCTACAAATGCTTTTCTTGCTGCCTCTGTTTGTCGTTTTTGTATTCCTGCCTGCTCTTTTTGTCTTGCTGCTTCGGTTCTTGCTGCTTTTTCAGATGCCTGTGCTTGAGCCTCTTTAGCCTTTAATTCTCTTTCTGCAAACCTTCTAAGAGTTCTATCAATTTCAGATTGATTAAATCCTTTAGCACGTAACTCTGTTGCTAACTGGCCTTGCTTTACTGTAGGGTTTCTTAATCCTGGGTCTCCCTTATCTCTTCCAGGAATAACTCGAAGCCCTCTGGCTGTAGCAATTCTTGCTGCTTGAGTTTTTGTAAGAGTTGTTTGCCCTGGACCTTCAGATGAAAGTCTTCTGTCTGATTGCTTATTAGTGCTTGGAACTGTTCCTGGGGGCTTTGGTCCAGTATTTGCTGTTGTTAGTTTTGTTAGTGTTCCAGTATTTTTATCTAATTTATACTCTCCAGGCTTTACCAATACTTGGCTTGGATCAGTTGCAGCAAGATTCATAATTTTGCTTGGCACAAATGCTTTGTCACCAAGAACGGTACTTAGTGCTTGAGATAGTCTAATGTCTTTAGGAAGAAGTTTTGCTGATACTGATCCTCCATCTTTTTTAAATTTAAAGACTCTCTGATCTAGTTCTGCTGCTTTTGCAACTAATGCTCTTTCTTCTTTTGTTGATGGATGCAATCCTCTTGCCATAAAGTCTGCTGCTTTTTTATACTCTTGTGTTTGTGCATCTGTTAAACGTAAAGGATTTTTAGGGCCATTCCAATCAAGTATATTAGAACTTCTTTTCTTTGCAAGCATAAATGTATTTAGGAGGCGGGAATCGTACTGGGCAGTTCCAGTCTTCATCTTTAGGGCTCCTTCTCTACCACCAATACCTAGAGATTCTGTAGGAACAATATGAGACAGTTCTGGTCTTAAGAAGTATCTAACCTTATCTGGAGTAAAGCCAGCAGCAAGCATAGCCTTTCCTGTTTTAGTTTTAAGGGGATCTCCAACTCTTGCATTAAATTCTGCTTTTTGTGCATCAGCAATAGATCTTACAATTGGAGAAAGTGTTGCGCTTCCTCCTCCAGCAGTTTTTCCAGTAGACTTTAGATCTGTTTTAAAGTGATCTACTCCAGCAAATCTTCCAGTAAACCCTCCACCAGCAACAAAAGAGTCTCCTCTTTTTGTTACTCCCATTCTATAAAGCATATTGTCTATAACTTGCTTAGATGATCTTGCGTATCTTGCTCTTCCGTCAGGATCTAACTTAAACTTTTCGTAGTCATCTTTATGAACGTATTTTATTTCATCCCCAACTTTTACTGGAACCATTTTTGATATTTCATCTAAGAAGGCTGTCTGTCTTGGAGTATTAAAAGATTGTTCTTTCCCTGATGGAGGAACTACTGCCTTGCCACCAGACCATGCTGCTTCAACAATGGCTCTTCTTTGTGGATCAAGTGTTCCTAATTTACTTGTAAACTCACTTTGTGCAGATGCTTTAAGATCATTAACTAATCTGGAAACTTGTTGTCCTTCAGGAACATTATATTTTGCAAGTTGTTTTTCTAATAAAGATTTTGGAGCATCAGGGTCAATTCCCTCTATTGCCTTTACAACCCCATCTCCTGCTTTTGTATGCATTGGATGAAGTTTAGACCAATCTGTGGTTGCTCCAGCCTTAAGTCTTTTTAGCATATCTCCATATACAATTTGCTCTGCTGGATCCAAATTAAAAGACTTAAGAACTTTTTCTAGTCTTGGAATAGATCTATTAATTTCTTCTTTAATTGCTGCGTCATATTGTGCTGGAGTCATCTTTGCAGCAATACCTGATGTTTCTTGTGCAAAGAATTTCTTTGCTCCACCCTTTACACCAAGTAAATTAATAATCGCTTGCTGCTCCATGCTTGGCATTGCTTTAGAAAAATCTCTAAATCCAGATGCTCTATCAAATACTCCAGCAGTTCCAACATCTGCTAACACATTGCCAGACAAGTTTGGTCTTTGTAAGTCTTTGTCTCCTCTTAGTGTTGATGCAACTAATTGTTTAACCATATCAGACTTTGAGAACTTACCACTCATGGCAGCAATTCTTGGATCGTATGGAGACTCAATAACTATAAACTTTCTTTGTCCTGTTGGGTCTGTTGGATCCATCATTGTTTTAATAGTTTGTTTTGGTGAGACAAGTCCATGAACCTCTCTAGCAATCTGAGTGGCACGAACTTCTGCTAGGGCAGTCTTATCATCTATTGTTGGTTTTACTACTACGATTTGTCCATTAGGCTTTCTGTATACCCCGCCAACTCCACGAGCAGGAAAACTTCTGCCAGAAAATGATTGAAGCATCGTTCCAAAGTTTGTTGGAGGAACAGATCCAAATCTTCCAGTAAGAACTTGACCTGATATCTTGTCTAAAATTTGTCTAGACTGTGATGTCTCTGCAGAGCCCTTTGGCATACCAACAAAAGTTGGACCAGACTTTCTTTCTGGATGTGGCTCTGAGTACCCTTGACGGGCATCGCTTATTCTTTGATTTTTTGCTTGCTGCGCTACTCGTACTGCTGCTGGCCCCGCAGATAGTGGAAGACCTTTTCCTGGTCCTCCTGGAATTCTTCCAGCCATAAATCCTGGAACTTTATCCTGGAACATTGCTGTAATTAGGCCTCTATATTTATCAGTAGTCTTTGTAGGTATAACTGCTTCTCCTGGAGAAAGCATTGCAGGGACAACATCTCCAGCACCCTTTGGACCTGGCACAGATATAATTCCCTCTTTATACTTTTTTGTTGGTGGTAACTTGCTTACCGCTCTTTTTGCTCCACCCATTCCTCCAGCAAATAATGCTGGGTTCTGTGATGCCATCGATCTCATCTGTGTAGATAAAGAATTATATGATGCAGCAAGTGCAGATACAGAAGCCTTTTCAACATTAAAAACTTCTATCAATCTTGTGTGTGTTTGATGCAGTTGTTGAGATGAAGCAGCGTTTTCAATCTGCTCTTGAGTCATGTAGTTAAATCCTGCACCCATTACATTTGTCTGTCCGTTTAGTTTTGCTATCCCTCCACGAAGCATTGCAAAGAACTTAATAACATTTGCAACACCATTCATCAAAAGACCAAAGGTCATCAATAACACTGGTCCAAGTCCTGCTACTGCTGCAACAATTATTGCAATTACTTTCTTTGTGTTATCTCCAAGACCATTAAATTTTTCAAGTAGGTTTCCAAAAAACTTAACAACTGGGGTTAGCGCTTCAAGAAATGCTTTTCCTAAAGGCATAATTTCTTGCTTAAGGTTTTCTAGTGCTGCTTGGAACTTGACTCCAGTTGACTCTTCTATCTTTTTCATTTCTCGCTCAGAGATAATTGCTAACTCTTCTACTGATGCGCCTGCTAAATCAAATGCTCTTGATGCTTGTGATCCTTCTTTTGTTACATTTTGGAAAAGTGTAGACAGACGTGAAAACTGAAACTTTCCAAACATTTGTTCAATTGCTCTTGCACGATTTAATGGGTCAAGTTCATCTAGCGCTCTTGCAAATCCAACTACTGTTCCCTTTATATCTCCTTTGTTTGCTTCAACAAGTCCTTTAATATTAATTCCCAAATTGCCCATAAACTTTGCTGCTTTATCAGATGGGTTAATTAGTGATGCAAGGCCAGACTTAAGTGCATTTGCACCTTCTGATGCATTAATTCCACCTTCCTTCATTGCTGTAAGGAAGAATGCTAGATCTTCAACAGAACCACCAAGTTGTTTAACAACTGGTGCTGCTTTTGGAATTGCAATTGTTAAATCTTCAATAGATAGAAGTGTCTGGTTTTCCACTGCGTTAAGAAAGTCAATCTTTTTTGCAAGTTCTTCGCTAGAAATTCCAAATGCACTTTGTAAAGAAATAGTTGTTTCAAGTGCTTGCTGTTGCTCTACTTGTCCTAGTACTGCCAACTTTGTTGCTGTTTCAACTTGAGCGGTAAGACCGCTACCTGTAAAACCTGCTGCTGCTGCTGTAGCAGCCATATTCATTGTATCTTTTACTGCTACGCCATATTTTGTATATTCAGTTCCTAATTTTCTTATGTTTTGTACTGCTGCTTCAACTTCTGCATCATTTGTAAATGCATCTCCGTATACACGACGAAACTTTACAATCTCAGCATCTAACTCTTTAAATGCTTTTGCTGCTGCTGAGCCAAACAAAGCCAATGGCATTGTAAGACCAACCATCAACTGACGGCCAGCCCACTGAGTATTCTTACCAAAGTTAAGAAGTTGTGTAGATCCCTGCTTTAGTAGTTGATTAAGGAACTGCTGTCTTTGTGCAGCATATTGAATTCTTGTTCCAAGTTCCGTGAATTTTCCACCAGCCATTTGTAGGCTTTTAGGCATAACCCTAATGGCATCCATAAAGCCAGAGTTGGCCTTGTTCATTTGAATGTATTGTGACTGTAAAGACTTTACCCTATCTCTACGAGCACGATTAATAATTTCTCGTTCTTGTGCAAAAGCCTTACCCATAACACGGGTATTAGCAGTTGCTGCTGCCATTGTGTATCTGTAGTACTCACGAAGAGATAGTTTATTTTTTTCTAAAGCAGAAGTAAAGGCTAGCGTACTTCCCGCAACCTTAACTTGACTTGCAGAGAATTTTCCAGTTGCTCCGATAGATTGTAAGAGTTGAGCGTTTAAACCTTTTTGAGCATTTGCAGCAGCCAGGTTACCCTCAGCAAGTGTTTGATGGAACTTACTGAGGCCTGCCTGAAGTGATCTAAGTTGTGCGAGAGCGGCAGCCGTATTAAAATTAATATTTATATTAGAGTTTACATCTGCCAATTCTCAAACACCTCTTTTATTTTATTTTGTTAACGAAGTTAATACTGCGCTTGAATCAGAGTTTTGAACACCTGATGCTGCGTCAATAATTTCGTAAACTGTAGGAAGGTCTAGAAGTTCTTCTAGTGCTTCCTTGCTCTCTGCCAATTCTGGCTTGAACTGTTTCATTGCAATTAAAGCACATTCAATAAGAATGTCCATTGACTTATCGTTATCGTCTGATGCCTCTGATAGCAGCGCAAACTTAGCCATGAAAGGTCTAAGTAGTGACAACTTAAGAGGTCTTACCGCAATCTCTGTTCCGTCTATTAGTGTGATTGTCTTTTTGTTTAAAGGCTTGTCAGCCATAGTTCCTCCTTATAAGGTTTAGTCAATTATACCATAGCACAGGCTTATTTTTTAGTATTAATATGACTCATAATCAATGCCCATGCCAATTCCAAACCCAGCCTTTTGTGCATTTGCACCTTGTAGTGCAAGAATATCATTGCCACCTGTTGCAGACCCTTTGCTAAAGACTCTAGCCTTCATGTCTTCCCAAGCATTTTCTTTACCACTAGCCTTATCTAAATCAACACCCTGCATGGCAGCCAAAAACTTTTTCTGACCGTAATCAAGATCTCTTTTTACTTTAAGAGTTGCTACTATCTCTGGCATTGACATTGAAGATTCTAGTTCGTCATAGTCTTTCCAAATCCCCAGCAAAAATACCTCAGCCTCTAACTCTGCTAAATCTAACTCATCCCAAGTAGAACCGCTTTCTTTTGCTTGCTTTTTTACTGGCTCTTCAGATTTTTCATTTATTTTAATTCCAGCAGAGTAATCTAATAGTTTATAGATTGTTGGCATATCGATATTATCCTCTAACTGCTCCTGAGTCTTTATGCTTGGGTAATATTGTCTCATTGTTATTGTTGCACACTTAGACAAATAGTTAATTGCCTCATCATCATTTTTTGATGTTTTTACATTTTCAAATTCTTCTAAGAACAACTTTAAATATTTTATTTTTAATGGGGTGATATACAACTCTGTTCCATCAAAGAGTTCAATTATAGAGGTCTTGTATATTTCTGTAGGCACTATATAAGTATACCAAACAGAAAGGCCCAACCCCGAAGGATTGAGCCTCTCATATATTAAGTTGTATTATGCTGACAGTGTGCGGTCTACGATCTTACCGTATGATGCGTTGTCATTTGGAAGAAGACGGAATGAAACTTCAAACATTGAAGCCTCGTCACGCTTTGCTGATACTGTTACGCTCTCGATTGAGAGTGCACGGTATGCAACATAGATTCTTTCCTTTGGCTCTAGAGAAGAACCAGAACCTGGTCCTACTGCTACGAGTCCACGCTCTAGTGGAACGTCACCAATATCACCAGCAGACATCTTAATTGATGTTGCTCCTGATGCTGTTACTGGGTCTTGATTATCTGCAATTGCAACCAAAAGATTTTCTAGTGTTGCTTCTGCGAATGCAGTGTTTAGATTAACTGTCATACCTTGCTTGAATAAACGAGCAACGTCGAGAAGTTGATCTACTGCTACTTCACCAAAATCAGGCTGGAATGCTAGTTCCAAACCATTTGATGTATATCCTACGTTTGTGAACTTCTCTGCCCAGTTTGGTGTTCCACCATCTGTTGAGAGTGTATCCTTGTAAGATGTTGCTGATCCTGCAAATGATGGAAGATCTGTCGCTGCTTGTGCGTCAGTAATCGTTCCTGCATCTGTGTATCCGATTGGACCATCATTATGTGTAAAAAGTGCTGCTGCACCCACGATAATGTTACTACTTGAACCACGGCTATATGCCATATATCTCACCTCTTTCATTTTATTAAAAGGGGGTTGTTTCCTCGCTTTAATTATACTACCCGTTTATTATGGGTTTACTGGGTGCCAGTCGTAGTCTATGATTATCTTATTCCCCGCATAAGTACGGGCTGTGCCAAAGTCAACAATGTCTCGTGTTTCTTCCAGTTGATAGATCTTAAAGTTATGAAAGAACATTGGCTTAGATTCTGTATTCCAGGCTGTAGGGTTTGCTGCTGCCCAGGCATTAAGGTCTTGTGCTGAGTCATCACCTCTATCAAGAAGATCACTTACCTGTTGCTGAGTTATAACCATATTTCTTTGTGCGTCATTGCCTACTGAATAAAAATAGTAGAGAAGTTGTTCGCACTTAATATATGGAAATGGGGTTCTTCTCATCTTAAACATTCTGTCATATACTCCAAAAACTCCATTGCTTTGTGGAAATGTTTCAGTAAGTGCATCAATTTCTGTTGGAAGTGTTGGGAAAAAATATGTAGTTCCCACCGTCCGTGATCCTTGAACTGGTGGATCAGAGAGGGTTAGGCTTTCCATGTCTAACTCAAAATCAGGGTTTATCTTTGATGCCAAGTAAGCATTAATAATTGTAGGTGGGTGATGAATTACTGCAGCCATTAGATGCCTCTCCCTGCGTTAGCAATCCATCGGTATCCAGTCTTTACACCTAAAGATCTGCCACCTGTTTTTGCAGATATCATATTTTTCTTATAAGCCTGTGGATACTTGAAGTATTGTAAAAGGCCACTTGAGTTTAAAAAGGACTGCCGAAAGTAAACACCAAAAAAATTATTAAGCACATTTTCAAACTGACCCTGTGTTTGTCCTCCAGGGTTTTCTACACGAACCTCGTTTGATGTATAAATTTCTGTGCCATCAATTTCAAACCTTAATGCGTTTGCTTTCTTTGGTTTAATCGTAACAGCAATACCTTCTTCCATAATTTTTGCTTTATTATAGAATGGAACATTTGAACCCTCTTTAATCGAAACCGATTGCTTTAGGGATGATGTAAATGTAATACCAATATTAGTAACCTTATAGTCTAAATCAAAAAGCCTTGCTTGTGGACTTCCAGTTCTTTGCCACTCATAAACATGGTGGAGTAGGTCTGGAGACATTCTAGCATTTGCATCAATAAACTGTGCTGCTAACTCAGATACCTTTGGTGCTAATGAAAGGTAAAACTCTGTCTTTCCTTTTTGCACTCCATCTAAAAACCCAACCGAGTACTCCATTATGTTGTCTATTTCTTTTTTAAATTGTTTGCTATCGATTACTAGTTTTAACATTAAATATCACCTGATTGATTTTCTGATCTTCTTATTACAACTTTGTAGGACTCAACATTTCCGAATGGACCTGTGAATGGTTCATAGGTTGCTAGTTCAAAAAGTGTTCCCTTACCAGACCTAGGTCCTGATGTTTCCATGTATATAAGATTTCCTTCTTGATCTTTTATGTCTGTAATTAAAATGTTGGTTAATGCATTCTTGCTATCAAGTAAAGAAATTCTTATATCAGATTTAACTCTTCCAACTAATATTGAATTTTGTGTTATATTTACATTTGGCTTTACTTCTTCTTTAAACGCTGATCCTCCTGAAGAAAAACTACAGGCAAAGACTCTGTCAAGTACCCAGTGCTTCTTTATTGCACCAAAATCACCTTGCTCAATTATTGGATGATAAACAGATGCTTGCATTGGAAACATGAAGTCTGGACTCTCACAAACTGTCATTATAACACCCCAAGTTTTGTAATAGACTTAGCATACTTTGAAAGTATCTTGTCTACAATTATGTTTCCTGTTCCTTCGAAAAGACCCTTATCAAACTGAATTCTAAACTGATCTGTATTGTAAGAAGAAATAAATCTCTTATAGTAGTCTAACTTTCCACATTCTAAGTCGTGGATAAGCATCTCTGTTGCTCTAAGAATGTCTGATGGTACTGCTGTGTATCCATACTCAACAGTTACCAAGTAATCCCATGTTTTCCCAAACCCTCTATATATAAACTGTGGGTCTAAGGAATCTGATGCTGCTGCAGGTAAAACTAGTGGTGCTGATTCAGCACGGTTAATGTTGTCAGATGACTTTTCAATAATTGCTGTCTTGTCTGATGATACTTCATATTGTCTATCTTCTACCAACTTGTTGTTTTCGTATACCGCTAAAACCTTCTTTACGTCATCCCAGATTGGTAGATAGTCTGCTCCAGTTCCCGTAAAATGTAAAACCTTCTTCTTGTAATAAAATCCTTCTATAACAATAGAATCAATAATGGCTCTTGCAATTTCTTCATTTAAAGCATACGCTGCTATATCTGATGCTGTTGATCCTTTTGTTGATGGGTCTACATATGGTCTTACAATCTCATATGTTTCTTCCTTAAGAATTGCCTCTCCAACTTCCCCAAGATTTTTAACAATTTCAACCTTATAAGATGAGTCATAATTACCTGGCAAAGTTATGCCAATAACGTTTCCTGCTGCCTTATTTAAAAATGTTAATGTTGATACTGAAAGATCCGCCATATCCGTTATGGTAACAGTAATAGTTGATGATGTTATTCCCGCAGGAACTACAAAATCAACAGGTATATCTGCATATGGCGAAACTCTCAATATCTCCATCTTTAATTATCCAAAAGCCTTCTTGACTTCTTCTGGTGTAGCAATGCGAACATGCCCACGAGTTAGCCACTTATCTGCTTGTGCTTTTGTAACAATATTGTATCCCTTAGCAATTGCACCAACCTCTTCCCAACGAACGCTCTTTGTTGAGTGAAGTGCTACCTTATCTGAAAGGTTTACTGACTGTTCGATTACAGTCTTTGGGCCGTCTGCTGCCATAGATCCGATTGCGCCTGTTTCTGTAAATCCTAGTGCTTGAACTGGTTCCTCTGCTGCAGGTGCTTCGACTACTGCCTCAACAACTGGTGCTTCAATAACTGGCTCTGCTACAGGAACATGCTCTACTGGTGCTTCTACCACTGGGGCTTCGACATGGACTTGCTCTTCTGCATTCTCTGCTGAAAACGGATTGTTATAATTATTATTTTCCATTGTATCCTCCTTGTTTGTATTATATCATTAAAGTATTAAGGGGGACAGGAGAGTGAACTCCCGCCCCCCATTAAAGGTACTGATTACAGATTATGAATCTGATGCAGAATCAGCGAATGCAATTGCATCCTCTTCTTCCCAGTTGATTCCGAAGCGAACGAATACAGTATATTCAATTGTATCCTTCTTTGCTACGTACTCACGGTTTACAGTGATGTCTCTTTGGAATCCCCATACACGGTTTGCAGGGAATGTCAAATCGATATAGCCTGCTGGGTAGTAAGGAACTTCCTGAACTTCAATTCCGAGAACACGTGTTGTACGTGCTCCACCGAATGTCTGTCCGATACCATCAAGGTATGATTGGCGGTTTGCCTGGGTTGATCCTGGCATCTGGCCTGAGAATGCTTCTGCAACTGCATCGGCAAGTGTTCCGTTATTCTTAACGATTCCACCGAATGCGTCTGTACCTGCATAGAACTTAAGATTATTCTTAAGTGCACGGTACTTACGTGGCATTGCATTGATGATGCCCTGCATTACATCAGGTGTCCAAGCATTATCTGCTACGGTTACTACTGACTCATGTGCATCGTTGTTTGTCTTTACCTTGTTGATAAAGCCTGGCATGATTGACAAGAATGCTCCTGTTGCACCATCACCATTGATAGCGAGATCTTCGATATCATTTGCAAATGCGTTGGTCATCAAGCGTACCAAGTGATCTTCTAGAGCGTCACCTTCTACACCATCTTCCAATGATTCTGCTGTTACTTCCCAATCAAGACGAATCTTCTTGGTAGTAAGTTCGAC